GCTGACCTTATAGCAAAGTCTGTATCGTTGATTACTGTGACTGTCCATGAATCGAATGTTCTGTCACCTGCGATTTTGAGAACCCTTCCACGGAAAGGAACTTCAATTTGTGCGATATTTGATGCTGGAAGTCGTGCCCCTTTAACTAAAAATCTTGATTTATCAAGAACATCCTGTGCTGGTTGAGCAGCATCTGGGAATGTGAGGACAACTTCAAACAGATTAGCACGAGCACCGCCACCTGTCAACTTACTCTTAAAGTCGGAAATCGTCCTTAGTGGTGGTGGATTGACCTGATTTCTACTAGCCATAGTTGATTAAACCTCTGTTAATTAAACGGAACCAATTACTTCTTCAAATGCAACACCAGTTCTGGTAGCAACGAAGGTAAGACCAATGAAGTTAATTGATCTTGCTGGTTTGATAAAGATGTCAGCAACAAATTCATTTCTGTCAATGACTGCTGCAGTATTATTTGTTTCATCGCAAATCACAACAAAGTCAAATATACCTCTGTTGGATTGAACCTCTCTTAAGAATGGTTCAACTATATTTACGAAGTTTGTTCTTGTTAGTTCATCGTTGAACTCAAAGAGTTGATCCTTAGCCGCTGCTGAAATAGCATCTTCTAAGAAAATGAACAATCTACGAACGTTGATTCTGTCAAACGCTGATGACTTACCAAATCCAGTCTTGTCTCCAAAGAGAACAATACCAGCACCAGGTGATAGTATGACAGGGTTAATTCTATTTGAATATAGAATATCTCTCTGCTTCTTACCTGGATTGTAGATAAGTTTCACTGAGTTTAGAATTGATCCTCTTGCTGTTCCAGCAGGTGAGAACCAAGGGAACTGTTCGATATCAGTTCTTGCACATGTTCCAGCAATGTCACCATTTAGAGGGACATAACGGAATGTGTTATTAAATCTATCAAACATATACTTGTATCCACTATCGAATACACCGTATGTGGTTGATGTGATAGGAGCATAGAAACCTACAACATTATCTGTCATTGTGTCTATGTTGTTTACAGTTACAGATCCAACTGAACTATCGTTTAAGAATGCTTGACGATAAGGTGAAATGAATGCTACTGCATCTTTTCTTAACTCTGCAACAGCGATTGCTTTTTCAGCAACTGCCTGTGATTCCTCTTTGGAATACTTTGCTGCACCCATGAGAATGAAGTCTACTTCAACTTCTTCTGTATTTTCAAATAATGTTAATCCTGAGATTATATCGTCAACACCAGAGTCTAGAGCACCTGTTGTGGTATAGTCTGTTTTACCACCGTAGTTTTTACCTACTTTATTGGTTAGATCATCACCAGCGGTATATCCAACACCAACTGTTCCTAGAGCACCTAGTAAACTACCTGTATTTCCTACACCAGCAAATACTACATTCTCTGCATTTTGATCCCAACCTGTATCAAGATCTAATGTATTAGTGTTATCATCTCCAAAAGAAGTAGTTGTAATACCAGAAAATCCTGCTCCACTTCCTCCGTAAATGTACTTAGAGTTAGTTGCAAGGTATTTTCTCCAGTATGCTGTTGAACCTACTGAATATTCAGCATCTTTTGCCTTTGATAAATTAAGGTGTTTTTCAAGAATAGTTCCAGCGTTTCCTGTAATTTCTCCTTTATCATCAATTACGACAACGTGAACTTCGTCAAATCTACCACCTCTGGCAGCAGCATATGCTGAAGTACCTGGTTTATCTGCCAATGCATCCCATTCAAGTGTTCCTACAGATAATTGAATATCCTGTTTTGAAAACCAATCTTGTTGTGATGTATATGCGATTTCAGCTGTAGTAACACCAGCACCTGTAGCAGTAATTGCTTCACCAGTAGTAGTTAAACCAATCGAACCAGTAGAAGTAAAGTTGTATATACCACCTTGTGTGTAATCAACTGGAGTTACTGTTCCAGCAGCGGATACATGTGATAAAATCTTAACATTGACTGTTGAAGGTTCACTTGTTGTATTAACACCAGTTACAATACCTTTAATGTAACCATCAAGAGTTTTTGTTCCAGCACTTGTTGCAACAGTTCTACCAACAGCAGTTTGTGTAATCGCTGCACCAACTATGTTGTTTGGATCTGAGAAAGATATAGATCCTATGCCAAGTGCACTACTAGTAAAATCAATTCCTCTTAAAACTTGGTCTGCTTGTGAGTCTATTGTTGCAACTTTAATTCCATTTGCATAACTACCAGGTGTTTTTGCAGCATACTCAACACCAGTTATGACATTCTCATCATAACCTAATTGATTGTAGTGAGTTTCACTCTTGATTTTTAAACCAGTAAAACTAGAGGTTATTCCAGAACCGATAACTGCATTTTTTAAACCAGCATCATCAGCACGAATAACTTGCATTGTTCCACCATATGCTAAGTATGATGATGCAACCATCCAATATTCGTAGTGCTTATCTACTGAATAAGGTTGTCCAAAAGTTTGTAGTAAATCTTCCTCACTCTCAATGAGTTGTGGTTCCTCTACAGGACCTTTCGTAAATGGAGCGACTAAAGCACCGATAGAACCGCTTGTAGCGTCCACTCTACCGATGGTAAGGTCTACTTCTCTAACTTGGATACCAGGAGAGGCTAAATTTAGAGCCATCTTGTATTCTCCGATCTCAGGATATTTTTTCTGGAATTATTTATTGTTTACCATTATTTCACTGGGGAAACAATGCATGAACTACCAATCTGGATACTCCCAGTCCTTCATCTTTGGTTTTTTTCTATTCTTTACTCTTTTTATAGTACACTCCTTACATTCATAAGAATATGATGATTTAATATTTTTATTCTTTCTAACTAGGTAATAACCATCAATCAAATCTTTCATTACACCACAAATTCTACACTTTCTCTCAGAAAGTGTAAAATGACCGAGTTCTAACTGTTCATCAAATTCCATCCCAGAAATGATCAACACCTGCTGGTTGCATATTCCTTGATGCCACGTATAATCCTATATTCGTTACAAACCACAATATGTTCACAACCCAAGCATTTCTCCAAAGGTATTTTCGATTGTACTCAACAATGTAGATGTTTCTCTCATTGCCACTTTTTCGCACAATCTGCTCCAATACTAATGCAACAACAAAACCGATTGCGTAAATGTAAAAGATAAAGTTGAAAAAACTGGAACTTAGAAGTAAAAGGGAAATCATAGTCCTCCGTATTGTTGAATTTTTTTCTTGTTTTCGTATTTTTCTATTATATCAAGTTTTTCTTCATATGTATAGTCATACATTTGTAGTTGTTCCCTGAGTTTTTGTTTGTCAAAATGATTTATAACCTTTTCTGGCACAGATGTTATAAAAATTGCTGCTACTGCTGTTCCTGATACAATTTTATAGATTGGAAAGTCTTTATATCCTTTTATCCACACAAAGTTTTCTTTTACCTTTTCAATGTATAATCTAACAAATTCCTTGGGACTCTTTCGCATACCTTTCCATCTTTGTTTAAGGTCTTCCCATTCTGCATCAGGATCAACATTAATTAATTTTCCACCAATTTTAGCATTCCATTTCCAAAGTTTTTTTAACATTAGTAATAATCCCACATATATGAACGATCTCCATACTCATCAGTTTTCCATAAGTCACCATCACTATCAACAAAAGTATCTTGATCAAATCCATCTGATATAAAACCAAATGGTGCCATATCCTGTTCGATTTGATTTTTCTGCTCTTCATATATTCTCTTTCTTACATCATTATCAGTCATCTCCTTAAAATAATCCTGTGCTACTAACCAAGAGAATATTACGAGACACATTGCTAAATCATCATTACAACCATCTTCTGCTTCAAATGAGTTATGTTTTTGTGCAAATGTTGTTAGTTCTGATATGATATCATAATCACATACTAATATCTTATCATCCTCTAACATAGTTTTTAGATTAGAACAACCTAACTTTTTCACTGCTGCTGTTGTTCTCACACCAAGTTGTGATCTCTTTCCACTAAATCCAGCACCCACAACCTGACCATTACGACCTCTTTGTGAACACATTAATAAGTTTTCATATTCTAAATCATAATTTAAGATACTTGCAACTTGATCTCCAATGTCATTTACTTCAACTAAAATAAATGCTTTATTATATGCGTTTGCAATGTCATAGATGACATTTGGAAAAAGCATTGGTTTGATTTCATTATTTCGATACTTGCCTACAACTTTATAAGGAAACTCTGTAATATCAAACACTAGAAAAGCAGAATAATCGTTTCCCAGACCACGAGCAACATCGACTGTAATTAAATAATTATTATTTTTTCTTGGTGCTTCGTAAATATCAAGACCCGCATTTCTTTGTATTGGATCTTCATATACCAGAGTTTTTAACTTTGCAGGATTGATAAGTGTATTAACAGAACCTAGAAATTCACACTCAAACTCAACTTTAAACTGTTGCTCTGATGTGTTTGCAATAGTTTGTTCTTTCCATGCTTCATCACGACCTGGTACTTCAGACCAATGAACATCAGTTGGTTTATATTCATTCTTCCCTCTCTCTGCATCGTGCCACATTCGGTAGAAATGATTCATACCTCTTGGTGTAGATACAATTATAACTTTTGTTTTTTGACCAGATGAAATTGTTGGATAAACAGACGCAAAGAAATCATCGGCAATATGATTTGGAATGAAAGCAAACTCATCAAGGAATATTACGTTATATGATCCACCTCGAACAGCAGATGATGATGTAGAGTTGGCAGATATTTTTGAACCGTTTTCTATTTCTAATGAACCTTTGTTCCAAGATATAATGCCTTGTTGCATCCATCTTGGCAAGTTTTCGTATGCAAGTTGTAATCTACCTAATAAATCACGGGCTGTAGATGCCTTGTTTGCCAGTATAGCAATATTAACATTATCATTAAATATTGCATAATGTAGAAGGTATGATACAACCGTTGTCGATTTACCAGTCTGCCGAGGCATCTTGCATATATTGAAACGGTTCTCATGGAAATTTTTGATTAATTTTTTCTGGAAAGGATATTGTCTAAAAGGAACTAAACCCTCATCCAGTGATACAATTTTTATATAGTTGTTCGCAAAGTAGACAGGATCATCTTTACACTTCAAGAATTCTTGAATGTTCTCTTTCGTGAACTCAATCGGTGTATTTGCTTTTTTTAGATTAGGATTACCAAGATAAACTTCACTCATAATAATATACTAGCAATTCCAGCGAC